ACGACTTTAGTCAATAACTACTTACGGTATCTCTGACCTGTCCAATATTCTGCCGCTAGTGGAAAGGTTGGTGCCCACATTGGAGGATTGACCATAATATCAACTATCTCATTGGGATCAGTACCTTCATCTGCAATGACTAATACTTCATCGTGTACACTCATACAGATATCATAGCCTGCTTCATCTAAATTCAGCATAGCGTTGGCTAGGAAATCTCTAGCAGTGCCCTGTACAACACTCTGAAATATAGAACTGCCAATTAATACATTGCGCGACCAGCTATGTGAAAAAGTGTTATGGTTATGGACTGTTACGGCCATTTTCTCTTCACCCCAAGGTGTTTTAACCAACTCTAATGCTGGACGTTGCCAGCATATAAGACGACCACTTAGTAACCTAACCCACAACACATTCTTCTCTACCTTCATAGAGATCTTATCATTAGCCGCGTATGTAGTCCCCGGATTATTAACAGCGTCCATAGCAGCAAATCCACAAGCATCCCACAAGCTCTTAACCTTACCATACGAAGCCCTATACTTAGATACAGCAATATTAGCCTGCTCTAGTGATAAGGCCACACCCATGCCTTTGGCATAGGCAACCAAGCCCTTGGCACCTTGACCAAACATGCACCCAAGTACCGCTGACTTAGACATTTGTCTTTGGTCTTTAGTAATCTCTTCATAAGGCACGTTATAAATAGAAGTAGAGGCAAAGGTTTTATATTCATCTAAACCTTTACGAAACATTTCCACCTTGTCATTCTGATTGGCTATGTATGCCGCGACCCTATTCTCAATTGAGCTATAGTCTGCATCAATAAACATTTTTCCATTGGGCGCCTTAATTACACTTCGCACTAATGAAGACAGTTCCTGCATGGTACCAACACCTTGATTAAAGACTGGCTCTATCGCGGCGCTAATTGCTTCATCACTGATTGTAGGTCTTGCAATATTCTGTAAGTTTAATCCACCCCTAGATGCCCATCGACCTGTACTGGCTCCATGGTAGATTAGTGTGTTTCTAATTCTACCATTGTGCTGTATGTCTAAAATCTTGGCATACTTTGCCACAGAAGTTTGACTACCTTCTTGACGAAGTTCAAGAGCTTTTCTGACAGACTTCGGAATTAATGGATCGAGTAATTTTAATGTTACTGTCTCGGCTGTTAAGTTTTCTAAATTTGCACCCTTAGAATTTAACCAGTTTAATAATTTAAGTCTTTCAGATGGTTTGCATCCAGTAAAAGCCAAAAGTTCTTCATCGAGAGCGGTTTGTGCATTTTTTACAGCTTTCACCGCATTTTCGACTTCTGTAATCGACACAGGAACGCCGATCACATTGATCCTGTTAGTAAGGGTCCAGATCTTCTGCTCGTGAAGCGAGAGGGGCCTTAAAATAGCTCCTATGGACATTTCGGTTAAAACATCCTGTTTACAGTAGTCAAAAAGCTGTTTTAGTAGTTCCGGGTCTTTATTAAAGACGCCACTATGTGGTTTACATAGTTTTTGGATTAATTTCTTGCCTATGGGGTCTTTTTTATATTGTGCATTCATAAAAATGGCGGCGTCTTCCAAACCTTGTGGAATATTATTTGCAGCGGCAACTCCCATAGTGTCAATACACTGATCTAACTTTAATGGAGGCCATCCGTATTTAGGAACACAGACAGTATTCCAAATAGCATACTCAAATAGGACATTCCACCCTTGAACTTTTCCGCCGGATTTTACGTGTGCTAATAGGTGCCCAACTACAGGACTATTAGGTTCAGATACATTTACTTGATCAATGGAGGATGCAAAGGCGATGCAGATTACTTCTGTTGATGAGTCGTTGGCATAAACATCTAGGCCACGATCTTTTAGGTCAATATGAGACCTAGATTCAAAATCAATACTATAAATCATAATGCCTCCTAGGCTTCGGACTTATCCGATTAAAAAGTGGAGCGGGATATCAGAATTGAACTGATGACAGAAGTTTGGAAAACTCCGGTTTTACCATTAAACTAATCCCGCATAGTTGGACTACTCGCTGTGTCTAGAGGTGCAATCCATTTAGAGCCTATGCACCGGCGCTCACCCTTTCTAGCATCCGCTTTCGTCTGTAAATCTACCGTATAAAAATGGGTGTTCCATCTCCCATGTAAGATCCTATCACATTGTATTCAAAATAGTCAAGTGCTTCTTCTTCTGTCATCTCACTATCCTCCATTAGGGCTTGGATAACTAATTCTGCACTGTATACTACTTTGTCACCATAGTATGTAGCTCCTACGATACACTTATCAAACTGCTCCCTTGGTTCTAATGTTAAGGCCTCATCATCTACATACTCTTCAATATCTTCAAATTTGGTCATAATGGTCCCCTGTCGGACCATTTTGTCCGATGATGTCTTGCCGTTTCTCGTCTTCCTCAGTCCAAAGTTCCACAAGTTTATTGGGGGGAGGTTTGGGGCTATCCCATTTATTTGACCAGTCGATTCCTTCAAATCCTCGGTCATATTCGGCCGATTGTGTTTTAGATTTAAGTAAGTCTCCGGTAATGTCATTTTTAGCCACCATGTTATTTACCCCTCGCTTCCATCATTGCGTCAGCTAATAAGAAAACTCCTTCTGAAAGCTGACGCCTTCGATCATCATCAAATCCGTATTCTGTCAATGATGCTAACCGACCTTGGATAATTGCCGCGGCAAAAATATCTCTTATAATGCTTTCATCTTCATTCATATTTGACACTCCGTTTCTATATCTATTTTAATGTTGTTGCGGTCTACTAAATGGGCCACACACTGAACTGTTCTCACTGGATGCAAGCTTTCTTTAAGAAAGACTAAATTAACAAGTACCGAACAAACTAATGCTGCTACTAAAGTTTTCATATTAGTTTCCTATGTTAATGGATAGGATGAATATATGAATACCTAAGAACCAATAATGGTTTTCATCATCCCCAATCCTGGACTCATACTCAACTCCTACCATCATTCCGGTAATGAATTTTATTTGAATCCATATCATATCTCACATGAACCTGAAACACAAGCAAGTGTTTGAGCACCCTCTGTATTATCTTCTAGTTCAATGAAATCTTTCCAATCAATATCAGTAGGCATTAATTTTACTGCAGCGTCGTATTCGGCTTTAGTACAATCAGTATATGGTGCCTGCACATATGTATGGTTTGAATGAGGTAAGAATGATACACCACTTACTTCATCAAAATACTTCCACACCCAAGCTCCTACTTCTACCCACTCTTCATCTTTAACGCTAATTGTTACAGATGGTTTATGTTCACACCAATGACGTTGATAGATCAACCATAAATCTAACTGCTCAATCGCAGACTTACTATCCCGTGTAATAGCTCCTTTAGGAGCCATCATTGGAAAGCTAAATACAGCCGTTGAATCAGGACGATATGCTTCATCTTCCACTGGAACACCCTTGTCTTTTAAGTAGGTATAGATAGGGTCTTTCTTATCCATACGAATACGTCTGATATAAAAATCATTGTGCCTAGCATGAATGCCGCTAGCGCTGTCCACCAATTGGCTGACAGTTCCTGAGGGTTTAACACAAGTGATAGAAGCAGAAACAGAAATACCAAGTCTTTCAGCAAAGGTTTCATTTGTTTTCCTAGCAAGATCTCGTAAACGCTCTAGCATCAATGGATCCGGATTGTTAGTAATAGTAGCGTCCATAATACCAGTCATACTGACGCCAAGTAAACGCTCTTCTTCTGTGTTACGTTTCCAGTCTTCTGATAGGAACTGAAAGTCACCTAACATCGATTGAATAGTGCCAAGAATTGCGGCTAATTCTACTTTACGAGCTAATGACTCTTGTGTGTCTCCGGCGCGTACAACCACTTCCGTAAGGTTGCAAAATTGTTTATCACGTAAGATAATTTCTGAGCATGGATTTGTTCCGTAACTGAAAGCGTTAGAGCGTCGTCCCCACTTAGCTGCTTGATTTTGTGCAGCAACACGATTAAATATTCCTCGTTCACCTGATTTAGATTTAATAAGACTGACCCACTCTTCTAAGAAAGTTTCGCTATCTGGTTTTTCTGTATAAGCCACGCTGTTGTTAGCAAGTCCACGGTGTGGATTATCATTATACCAAGCTCCCATTTTTGCTTCACGCATACGGCGATCTGTTAAGTTAGAAAGTGAAATCAATGCTGATCTACGAACACCACCAACTACCACAATCTCACCAACCATACACATTAAATCATGTACTTCTAAACTATTGAGTTTGCGTCCACCAGCATTTTTAAACATGTTAATCGAGAACTCAAATAGCCGTTTAAGGGGGTCAGGTCCTGATGCTCTTCCACCAAATGTTTTAAGTCTTGCTCCAGCAGGTCGAACCTTTGAGTAATCAATCTTAGGGACATCTCCATCCCAGAGAGAAGAGAGTAATTTTTTGAAGGCTTTTGCCCATCCGAGTTTTGAGTCTTGTACAAAGATGACATCATCTACTTCCTTAAAGTGATTAGGGATTGCTGGTAGCTTGTCAATCTCTTGACGCTCACAACTAAAACCCACACCAGTGCCGTTCATTAAAATATATAACGCCTCTGAGAAAGCTCGTTTATTATTTACTGCTAAATAAGAACAATTGTAAGCAGAGATATTATCACGATCACAAGCCTCACCAGCGGTCATTAAAAGACGCATTGATGGCATAACCTCAAGTGTTAAAATTGCTTTACGTAGTTCTGTGTATGGAATTTCAGCGTCTTTTGTTTTACCCTTTAAATAAGTTATTAGACGATCAACTGTCTCTTCCCAAGACTCTCTACGCTGTTCCTTAGATAAATATCGTGAGTACCGGCTACGGTGAATAACGCTTTGGTAAATACTAGGTAATTCCATTTAAAATCCTTTCTACATGAGCTACCGCATCTTTTGTTGTGATACGGTAATCATAATTATTTGGTGGTATAAATAATGCGTCTGTGTCTTTGTATTCGCTTTCCTTTTCCGTGTCCATCCATATTGTTATTTGTGGTCCGAATAAAAACCACATCAATGGAGTAGCACAAACAAAATCACAAACTACATAATCTACTTCTTGAGTTTTAGATAACTGGTGCATCCTAGAAGCCTGCCGCATTCTGCCAGCTAATGTGAAGTCCCAATCATTATATTCTTTTCTTACTTGATCTGCATTAAACCACTTTACTGTTTTACCGGCCTCCAATAGTTTAGCAATTAACTTCTCGGCTAGTGTGGTTTTGCCTGTACCGGGAAGTCCCATAATCAATATTTTTTTCATTAAAAAAGGGGAGCTATTGAGGCTCCCCTGCTCCTAACTAGGTTATTTAAATTGCAAAGTCCGAAGCTGCAGAAGAACCGCCGCCTAATTTATCACCATCTTCTTGCTTTTGCACGTTGTTAAGACCACATGCGATGCCCTTAGAACCATTAGAATTATATGCATACATTGTTACTGATGCACGGCCATAACAACCTGAATAGAACTCGTCTGCACTTATGATTGGATTCATATCTGCATCAACAACTCCTGGACGTTGTGCAGAATTGGCATTAATAAAGTATGAGTTGGCATACGCTTCATCATCTTTTTCTGCATCACCATCACGTAAACCACCTTTTAATAACTTTGGCATAGACCCACCAAATACAGCTACGTTTGCTTCTGCTACAGTCTTAAAAGCTTTGTTAAACTTTTCTACTGTTTCCTTATCTGATTTTGGGATAATGATAGAAACTGAATACTTTGGTGTACCACCTTCCATAGCGGCTTGTGGTTGGAATACGTGTGCGTATGAGAAACGTACTTTGCCAGTTACAATCTTTTCATTTGTTGCCATGATGATATTTCCTTTTAACGATAGAATCGAACTTCAATGGGTGCCGATTCATCTAACCCGTAAAAACTATTTTCCTCTCTTTATTTCGACTTGTCAAGCATTAAATAATAAATTGTTTGCTATTATAGCCTCTCTTATTGCTAGTACCTGTATAAAATCTTCGTACCTACCTTCTTTGTTTAATATCTTAGGTTCTGATTCAGTTAAGATAAGAGCACGATACACCATTTCCCTTAACATATCAATATCTTTTTTCATGTCCTCATTATCTTTAAAGAGTTTAGTCAACGATTTAATCATTGTATCAGGAACTTCAAACTCCATGCCAAAATATTCCGCTATCAAGAAAAATCCTTTTCAGCACTATGGTTATCTTTAACTAATTTAGGTTGTCCCTCAGGTCGTGCAATAAGACTACCTAACCAAGTTACTACTTGCCCCTTAGATCCAAGCTTTTCTAATTGAGCAATACTTTTAAGTTTAGCTGGTTCAAATAGATCTTCTTTCAAGAGTCCTTTATTGTTAAGAATGACAGAGGCCAACAATGGATCTGTAATCTTACGATGGGTTACTGTGGTTGATAGTTTGTAACCCTTTGGAATTTTACCCTTATTAACTGCCTCTTCAAGTAAATAATCTTGAGCATCAGATACCCAAGTTACAATGCCTTGAGCTTTGTCTACTAAAGTTGATACCGCTTCATGTGTCATCAACTGTACTGGTCTAAAGTCAATCTTAGCTAATTCAGCTACTTGTTCTGCCCTTGTTTTACACATGGGTTTCGCTTTACAGTATTGGCACCATGTACCGGCCATAAATTCACCTGCACCGATATATGCTAATTTAGCCTTTGGTTTGACTACTGTATTAACCCAGTCAATTAGTTTAGCCTTAGATACCGTCTCAGAACTGATATTATTAGCTCTTGGTTGATAGATGGTGTATGTGACCGTTTTAATGTCAGGATATTGTTCTTGGTACTTTAAAACCGCACCAACAGCATAGAGTCTTAGTTGGCTATTACCTGTGGCATCAACATACTTCAAGCCATATTTTAAATCGATGACTAAGATACTATGATCGTTTAGAATAATGATGTCTGCAGAACCATGTCCCTCAGGTACATACATGCTATAATCAACACGTTGCTCAATTAGAATAGTATCACCAGAACCTACTTGAGACCTTACGTAAACAACGTATCCATCTACATCATTCTCAAACTCTTCACTCCAATAGATGCCGTTTTTAATGCTTTCATACTCAACATCATATTCTTCTTGTGTGATTTGATTGTAGGCTAATCTTAATTTCGCCTCACCCAATCGGTGGGCTTCTGTTCCCTGTGCGGCAAAATCTAAACCGTTAGAGGCCCTACGAATTTCGGGTAAAGTTTCTGATAACCTAATTGATGGAGTGCAGTTCAACCACCTTTCGCTAGAAGATGGTGAAAGAAGTGCATGTGCTGACATATTTTCCCCTTTAGGGAGTTAAGTTTTGTATATTATACAGTATTACTTTGCGGCATTCAAGTTTTTTATTAGGTCATTTACTACACCTGAAAAATCAATGACTACCTCATTTTTGATAGCGATGATAGGATCTTTTGTCTCACGATAGTCTTCTTTAAATTGCCCTTTAAGTGCAATCTCTAAGATACGTGAATTAAAGTTTTTGTTTTCGATATTGTCCAGCATCAGCTTTTCCCAAAATGCTTGAGCTTGAACAACAGCTTTATCTAAAGCTTCCGCAAATTCCGGATGGTTCTTTTTATATGTTTGGGCTGTGGAATAACTAAGCCCCAATTCTGCAAACATAATCTTTTGACTTGCTCCTGTTTTACCAAGCTCCACCATTTTGTTACACATGGATGGATCATATTTGACAATTGCTGATTTTGTTTGTTTTACTGGGGCTTGAGCCATTATTTCTTTTCCTGTGTTTTAAGAGCCATGCGATCTAATTCAGCTTTTTGTGCTTTCATATTCGCCATAGCTTCATTTACTACCATACGAGTGATTGCACCAGCCATTTCCATGCGCTCACTTTCTTTTTTCTTGGCGCCTTCTTCACGTAAACGTGCGTTAGTCATACCGGCGTTATCAGAAAGAGCGAGTACTAACTTACTTGGCTCACTCATACTGGAGCCACTTCTGCCACTGGGGCATCCGTTGCAATTGCCTCTGCTAC